CATAATACCACGAAACCCCTATGAAGGATAGAACTTCATAGGGGTTTCCACCCACATTTATTTCAGACCCCGACCTCAACCAACGTTTCGGGTTCTTCCGAGGGGACTTCCCCGGAAACTTCCGCCTTGAGTTTGGCGGTAAGTTCTTCCAACTTCTTACGAAGTCGTTCTTGCTTCTTGGCTTCCTTAGCAGCAGCCTTTTCTTCATCAGAAAGGACAGGCTTAGGAACCTTGGTTTTCTTTGCCAGTTTAAGTGCATCCACCACGATGGCGAAGGTATCCACTTCTTGAGGATCACCATTATCATCGGGCATAAGACCCACTTGATTATTGAGGGCAACTTCCAGTAGAAGTGAAATTACACCCTTATCAGTAAGGTTGTAGTCTTTCTTCAGACCTTGAAGGATTGCCTTTTGTTCCTCGCTAACGTTAATGACTACTTGCGGAGTCTTAGTTGCGACCGTCTCTTGTGTTTGTTCATCATTCATACGCTTTTATTGTGTTTTAGTGTTTATTGAATAAAGAAGGAGAACGCCTCTTTAATAATGCTAATGTTGACATCCTGACAGATTAACCATTTGACCCATACAATTGGCCAAAAAAGCCAATCAATGATTGCCCAAAAAACGCTATCATTGATATGATATCCCACAATCGCTGTGAAAATGCCAATAATGACATAAATTGGATTTGTTCCCGTCGATACTATAATGTTTTTATCGCTCATATGTTTAGTTTATCTTAGTGTTTTATTAAACAAATTCATCAAATTGTGATTCTGTATATTGGGTATACCAATTATTGATATAAAGCCCAAGGGCATCGCCGAAAGCACCGTGAATGGTTTTGTGTTGTGAATATTCCACATAATCCGAACTAGGTGGCTCCCAATAAGAGCCAGAGTCGTAAGTCTCGTATCCAACTTCAAAATTCCTATCCCCATCCCACATAATGGAAATTCCATCCAACATCATCATATAGATACAATCATAATCCTTATAGGAATCCTTCACCAGTTCAAATTGGGCGAATTTTTCGTTCAAAGTTTTCAAAAATGAATTAAATGAATTTCGAACAGATTCAAAATACTTGATTTCTCTGGTAATAATCATGAGTTTGAGTGAATCCTCTGTTCCATAAAACATCTCGGCTTCAACCCAATCATGTAGATCAGTTTTCACCATTAGAACATCACCAACTAATTTGTGTTGCATGTTGTTAATGTATTCTAGTGTTTAACAGATTTTTTCGTGCGCATCATACAACGCATCCAGAATAGAAATCGGGAATGTTTGACAACCAACTTCAATTTTATCTTTGTAAACCTTGGCGGTGTATGTGTCATTAAGTTCCACTTCCTCATATTCTTCATCCAAAACAACTTTCTCCAATGGAAGAGATACATTACCTTTCAGAGAAGAGACTACAACCAGAGGCGCATTCTCTTTTAAAGCTAATTGAACGAAGGAACTTGCGACATTTAGTAACCTTGCTTGCTCTATATTACAAACAACACAAACGTTATCGATGGTGTGTCCCAAAAACTTCTTACCCAGATAAGAATTGGCGAGCTTGATTTTATCTTCAAGATTATCCAATTGTTCAAAAAATTCTGGATAATATGGTCCCCATAAACCCGAAATTCTAATGACCATTCTATCCCACCCTTGATCTCTACCCTCAATCCCAGTAACGGTGTAAATATCACCAACGATTAAACTAGCATCTTGTTTTATGCATTTAACTTTGTCTCCAATTTTCATAACTTCAATTTATCACATATTCTATCTTCTGCACAATTTTTTTTTCGATTCTACCTTCTTCTATCCAAATGGGCAACCAAGTCTCACTCGGTCCATATCCACGATCTTTATAATCCAGATACCAACCCCATGCTTCTGATGAAATGGAGCCAACTGGATCATTCAAATCAATGGATGCCACATATCCATATCTTGTTTCCAATACGACATTAGATGTAATATCATCCCAATGAAGTTTACCAGTTCCGTTTTTCGAACCGATTTCAATACCCTTATCCAAAAGAGTGTTAATCACCTTTATAAAATTCTCATTCATATTATTTCAAAAACCAGTAAGCAATTGGCCAAACCAAAAGAGCGAGCCACGCAAAAAATCCATATTTCACAGCCATTTTTCCTTCACACCCAGTAATTATCCATAGTGTGAATATGATTAAATTCAGTAGATTCGGCAGAAGAGAAACTACAAAACTGACAATTGCCAATACATCAATAAATAGATTCATTTAGATTCCTTCCATTTGTAAATGACTTTATCGTCTTTGTCGATTTCTTTAATCATAAAACCTCTTTCGAAGGCTTCTTGTCGAATAATTTTGATTTTATCCTCAAGTCTTGGAACAAAAACGAACCAACAAGAAACTACTCCTAGAAATAATCCCAGAAAGTATGTGCCGAGGGGATTACCAAGAATGAAATTTAAAATCTTACTAATCATTGGTCAACCTCCTGTGGAATATCGAGAATATTGTCAAGCTTAATTGTAAAGCATAGTGGACGATCTTCTTCTTTAGGATCGAGAAGTTTTCGAGCCTCTGAGGGGGTCAAATATTCTGCGAATTTTGCCTTATCTACCACTTCACCATTCACATAGAATGTTGACTTTGGAATGTGATTACTTGCACCACTAGGATATAGACGAAGATAAAATTGGTCTTTATCAGAATCCTTTGGACGATGGGTAATAACATATGGGAACCAGCTTTTTTGTGTGATTGGGTCAATATACCAACTTCCAAAAGGCAGTTCACCAACTTCCCCACGTTCACCATTAGCGATTCCCTCTTTAACAGCAGAAAGATTTGCATAATTCACACCAGCTTGCACAACAGCAACAGTATGCTTTTCAAGCAACATATTCTTATGGGCAGCAGCAGGCTTAGGATTGGATTTCCAAGACGCTTTTACGAATTGGCCTTTGCTATTCAGAATTCGATCACGAATCGCGTCAGCACTTAGCGGATTAGTATTTGTAGTAGTCATGTCGTCAATTTATTTTAGTGTTTAATCAGCAAGAACCAAATCGATATGATGAAAATCCACCAACATCATTTGGAGTAAAGCTCAATTCTTCAAGTCTATTGATATCTTCTTCAGATACGTCATAGGGATCGATGCATATAAGCAACTCATCATGTTCACAGTTAATATTGTCTCCCGAATCATATTTGGAAAAGATTGTCAATGCTTCAATTAAATCTTTCATATGATTATCGACGGTTATTCACAAAATCAACCAATTCGTCAAACTTTTCAAATGAAATAAATTGGCATCCAACTTCAATACCACTCTCTACAATTACAGCATTGTAATCTTCTGTAAGTTGCATAGTATTGGATTTTGATAGTTTTTTGATAATTGTGGTGTAGTCTTTAGACCAAGTGTATTCGACATCAGCAAACTCCGAATTATCACAAAAGGTAATATACTCATCGTCACCATAAACATATACGTGTGGATAATCAGAATAACAATCCATCTCATCCACCAACACACTTTCAATTGGTATATCATCATAAGAATACCCCAAAGAATATAGAAATGTAATCACTGCAATTTTCTCCAACTTGCTTTTTGTTTTAATTTTAATGTCCATACGTTTATTATTGTTTAGTGTTTTACAGATATTTCTTCACCAAAGGGTGCATTTCATTTTTAAATCTATAAGTCTTACCTTCCCATCCACGAATCTTTTGTCCCTGTGCATTATAGAAATGCGAGACAGATCCATTGGTCGAAGATAGGATCATATTAGTAGTCTTACGAGCAGATTCTATTTTCTGATCAAAATCTTTCGTAGTTAGCTTATAATATAGATTAATTAGAGTTTTCATTTACCCGATTTAAGATAAGAGTTTTCTGATTTGAGATCATCGATGGATTCAATTAAATCTTTAACAATTTCCACCATTGTCATATTACCATACTCATGTGGAAATCTATTCGTATAAATCTTCTTGGCATCGTGCCAATCTTGAATGATTTTTTCCGACTTACTCATATTCCCATTATTCGATAGTGTTTAACATATAATTTGTCTCCAGATCCATTAATCCATCGGCAATCATGATAGTCACAGCCGCCACAAAAGTAATCTCATTGAACTTATCTTCGTGTGAAATCAATCTTTCTGTCACCATATCGTTTGATATGACATATGTGGACAAACCTTTCAAAATGACTTTACCGTTTTCAACTTCGTAATGAATGTCGTGAAGAAATCCAACGGGGTCATACATTTCAAGGTATCTATGGATGTTCATCAGTATTTTTCTTTCACGTATTTTTCACCATCATAATACCAGATTGCTTTGATACTAATTTGTCGAAGCAATCTCTCACAATTCTTACAGGGTTTGCTGATAGCAGGTTGGTTATTATTATTGACCCTCACATTTATAAAGGTCAAATGAGAACAATCCTCCAATCCGAGTTTAATCAATGCTCTCGATTCAGCGTGGAGTCCCGAAACATATTTCGTTCCTTCTCTTGTAGGTTGATATACAGACCATTTATGATATGGGTGAAGTTTGGTGTAGTCATTATGCGTCACAGCCAAAAGTCTGTTTCCATAATATACAAAGCATGTGTGAAAGGCTTTACCAGTTTGATAAATGGGCTTCATCGCCCGTGTAATATCTTCAAGACGAGAAAAGTTTATTGCCATGTGATGATTATTGGTTAGTGTTTGATCAATAAGTCTCACCTATTTTAGTAATTATAGACACGACATATACACTTTGTGGTATCGTAAAACTAAATAATAACATGCAGTTACGATACACATTCGATAAAATTGAAACAGAAGAACAAGCCTATTGGTTTGGATATTTAATGGCTGATGGGTATAATCACATTTCCGGAAAAATGATACAATTTACACAAGCAGAGCAGGATAAGGAAATGGTTTATAAGTTTAAAGAATTTATGGATGGTGGTAATATATGCATTACAAGGTTTCCGAAAGACGACCCAAGAATGGATCTCTATATGTTTTCAGTTTCTAATAGAGATTTGTGTAAAAATCTCACTAATTTGGGGTGTCATAATAAGAAGAGTCTTGATATGATTATGCCTAATATACCAGAGGGATTGTTTTGGCACTTTTTAAGAGGGTATTTTGATGGGGATGGTTGTATATACTGTAAATTAAGGAAACCTGATAATGCTATTGTTTTAGAATGCCCCATTGTGTGTTCAAATGAATTCGCAAAATCTTTAATCAAAATTTTAAATTTTTACGGCATTAAAACTTATTCGCAAAAATTGGGAAAAAATAAATTATGCACGACGATAAAGATTTCTGGTGTTTTGAAGGGATCTAAATTTTTATCTTTATTGTATAACAACTCCACAATTTATAGTCCTAGAAAATGGGATAAATTCATGAGTTTTTGTAAATTGTTGGAGGAATGTGAAAGTAATCACAAAAATACTAAAGAAGCTATAAATACACTCAAAAATTATGGATTCATAACTCAATGACAAATCCGCTTTTGTCTGATTTGCCATTTTTACCCTTCGCCACCAATCCGATAATGACACCGTTGGGGTCTAAAAATCGCAAATCATGTTGATCACCATCTACAATTTTTTTACCGTTGTATTCCTCGGGTAATTTATCTTTAAAAACCATCGCCACGTTTCCACCCATACCCATCACGATATCACAAGCATTTTGATTGGATTCAGAACGAGAGAATGTGAGGTGATAATTTTTAGGCATTTTACCCAAGAGGAAATTCATCATCCTTTTGAGGTTTTTTCCGTAATCATAAAAATGAACGTCGGGGAACATTTGCATGATATTCTTACCATCGATCTTAATCGTCTCCCAAGCAATATCAGAAGTAAGATTGAGACGAAAACATGGGGTCAGACCATTCTTCTTAGTCCTACGAATAGCGGTCTCGACTTCCTTAATAAGATTTTGCATGAACAGTTTCTTATCAGCATGGAAGAGTTGAGTTTTCTTGATACGCGCTCTTTGAACGAACGGATAAGATCCGTAACCCGCATTATAGAGGCAAGCGTGGCTACATCCTTTAGATGCAGATGGGCAAACATTCTTACCAGATAAGGTGTGAGGTGCAAAATGAATTCCCATTGTCACGTAACCAAAATCCAAAGACTTTTTCAATTTTGTGTTTGTAGTGAGTAACCGCATACCAATACTATAATTTAGTGTTTTATACTTGATTTTTCATCCACTAGGCTAAATAAGAAAAGATCCCGATCACGATATTACTAGTATCCACCGGGCCTACATTAAACCATCACGTAATATGCAGCAAAGAATATTTATCCCAGAGGGGTTGACAGTCAACCATCCATTTTTTTATATTATTCAACACATAACCAGCGGTAAATATTATGCTGGCTATTGTTGTTATAAACAACGATGCAATTCTGATAAATTTATGAAAAAGCGTGGATATCAAACATCTTCTAAACACATCAAGAATATTATATCGCTTGAAGGATTGGAATCATTCTCGGTGGTGCGAATAAGACATTTTAGAGATTCATCGACAGCATTCTATTATGAAAATAGATTTTTGGATAAGGTAGATGCCATGAGAAATCCAACATTTATTAATAGAAGCAATGGTGGACTATCTTTCAGAGACTTAAACCACACCGAAGAAAGTAAAAGGAAACTAAGAGATGCTTTAAAGGGGAGAATAGTTTCATTAGAAACCCGAGAAAAAATGGGAGCGTGGCAAATCGGTAGGGTGCTTTCAGATGAAACAAAGGCGAGAATGCGCCTTTCAATGAAAGGTGTAGTTAAACCACCACTGTCTGATGAGCATAAAGATAAAATAAGAAAAGCTCTTAAAGGGAAACCTAAGTCAGCAGAACATGTGAAGAAAATGAGTGAAGCTAATATGGGTAAAAAATTATCACCAGAAACTATAGCAAAGAGAGAGGCTACTAGGAAAATAAACTACGCAATTAAGAAA